TCAACCTCCTTGATTTAATACATTAGATCTCCATACTACTCTTGCTTTTTGTTCGCTAGCAACACTCGATTTGTGTGCTTTCTTGTTTGAATAGTCACGTCTAACAATAGGGTGCTTGGTGTTTCCATTAGGTGGAATAAATGCGATCCCAAGTTGATTAAGTCTTTGCATTTGCCTTTTAGGTTGTAGGTAACCTGTAATATATAGAATTTCTAAAGGGCTAAGGAATTCATCATAAATATTAACTTCCATAAATCCTCCTATAAATAAAAAAAACCGCACGATAAAAGTGCGGTCGGTTTTCAATGAGTTTTAATTGAGTAGGTTATTTACGGCTTTAACGAGTGCTAGGCGTTCGGTGTTGGCGTGAACGTATTTCTTCGCTTTTGCCATAACCTGTTCTAATGGATGTTTGAAGTTATAGAGATACTGCCCACCAATTTGGTTTTCCATTAATTTGGCAATGTTTGTATTCTGTAACTTCTCTTGCATTTCGTGAGCTTGGAAACAGTAGCTATACAACTGGATAATTAAAGCGAGAGTTTCTTCGCTGTTTTGAATGGCTGTTAATTTGTAATCAGGCTCAGGTAAGGCAAGTTGTTGTGACTGGACTTCATATTTCCCTGTTTTTCTGATTTGGGGTAGGACTTCTTCAAATACCCACGTTTCAAATGGTTCGGCTTCTGGTTTGCGTGATTTGATGATCAGACGGTATAAATTCGGTTCGTTGATGTAAATCATTGATTGCGTACCGCCTGCTGTAAGGGTGTCTCTAATAGATACACCCTTTGGATTACAATTTTTTTGAATTGCTTGTCTTGAGTTGGTGTAATCTAAAATTGCACAAACATCATTAGCACAAAACCAAAAATCTAAATTTTGATCTGTAATGATACGAACAGGGAGATCTTTAAAACTAAATGATTTGAATTGAATTTGATTTGACATATTTTTGTACCTCGATTTTTAGTAGTATCGCCATTTAGTAGGTGGCGGGCTTCAACTACCGAATCGAGTCGGCGGAGCTTATTTCCACGAGGGTATTGTATTAGGCTCTCTAGACCCGCCATAACTGGCAATACCTAAAATTCAGGTACAAAAAAACCGCATTTCTGTCGGGTGCGGATAGCCGCTCGATTTAGTAGTGCGGTTATCTTATCCGTTATTTGCGGTTTTTGTCAAATTTAATTTTCTTTTAAAAGAAGGCGCAGTTTGTTTCAAATTTGAGATCTTTGTCAAACATTATTTATTTCCTTTTTGGTACTATTCATTTTTATTTCAGGAGAAATCTTATGGGATTTTTTTCAAATTTATTTAAAACAACCAAGCCCTCTCATATAACACCACCAAAACAGAATAAAATACTAAGTGATGCAGAAGAACAACTAGAATTACAAATTCAGCAATATGAATCAGAAACCGATCTAATTTATAAAAAGATTAAAGCACCATCCGGCAAAGTCTATAAAGTTGATGTTAGAGTGGAAACTCCTGACCAAAAAGTTTATATAGATCGCCAAGGAATGAAAGATTGTGAAGAATTTGAACTTCCTGATTGGTATGAGCGTAAAACTAGTAAGCGTTTAAAAGCATTAATTTTAATGCTTTATACTCCTGAAAGTGGAGTTACTGAACATCGAGCCGTTGAGATTCGTTGCTTTGATATTGAGCAAAATTTATTTTATGGATTCTGCTTTCTCCGAGAAATGTATTTAACATTTCGTTTTGATCGTATTGGAGAAATTGTTGATTTGAATAATGAGAGTCAGACTATTAATAATCTAAAACAATTTTTAATTGAAAAAATGGAGTTGAAGAAAAAGGAATAGCCCTTAAATCCCATTCCAATATACGCATACGAAAAGGTTTCGACACCTTGAGGCAAGGTTGTAAGATAAAAGTGTATATTATGTCAATATTAACTTACTTTAGGTCTTTCGCAAGCTTCCGCATAGTGGTTAATTTCAGCGACTAATTCCAGTGCTTCATCATTAATTTTAGTGAATTGTTCCAACATTTCTGTGATTTCTGCTGCGGTTTTCTTTGACTGGCTTGCGTTTAAACCTTGCAAATACTGGCTTGATTGTTTAATTTTTTCTGCAAAAATTTCTCGCTTTTCAGTTAATTTTTCTAATTTCTCTTTAGCTTCAATATATCTGCCTAGAGCTTCGTATTTGTTCATTGTTTTCTCCAAATTTTAGGTATAAAAAAAGCCGTTATTAAACGGCTTGTAGAGAGGTCATCTTAATTCGAAAGTTGAGGTCTGTCAATATTACCATAATAAAATCCTCTTTGCTTCGTGATATGATTATTGCGATAAAACTTTAATCTATCATTCAACAAAGAGGGCTTTATTATGAGTGAATTATTATCAATAGCTAGTGGTGTAATTGGGGGAGCTATTTCTGCAGGAGCATTAAAAGGCCCTGTTCAAACTTTAAATGATATTTGGTATATAACATTAGGTCGGTTTTCTGATAATAAAGTTCAAGAAATTAAACAAAATCAAACTATTAATTTAGAAAAAATGAAAAATAGTTTGGAAAAAGAAATAGATAAAATTCCAGAAGAAAATATAAAAGAACCGAAGATAAGTGTTGTTGGACCAGCTCTCGAAGCTTCTAAATTTTATATGGAAGAAGATGAAATTAGAGGAATGTTCGCTAAGTTAATTGCTTCATCAATGGATAAATCTCAATCAGATAACATCCACCCATCATTTGTTGAGATGATCAAAATGCTTAGCCCGTTAGATGCTAAGAATTTGTATTATCTTTATAGTAATGGTGATGAGAGCATATCACAAATTCAGGTAAATTTTGAATCTGGAGGATATCAAACTTTTTATAACCATATTTTCTTAGGTAACCCTGACTGTCAAGATCATTCATTTATTGAACCTTCGATAGATAATTTGATTCGATTAAAATTGATTGATGTTACTTATAGTGAGTATAAGACCAATGAAAATTTATATGAAAAACATTTATCTCATCATTTATTTTTATCTCTAAAATCGCAGATAGAAGAAAAAATAGAATCCGCTAAGTCAGATATTAAAATTTTAGAGGATAAAAATATCCCAGCAGTCAGAGATTCTCGTGGAAATGTGTTATCTGACATTGAGCGAGAAAATTTAAAAACAGAACTTGAAAAAAACATGCTTAAAGAAGTTGAATTAAAGAAAGGCATTATTCAGCTTACCGCACTTGGCAGAAACTTCTGTAAAGTTTGTTTATGATTTTCTCTTATTGATAATTTCTTTCACATCATCAGAATATTTTTTCATTATTTGAGTTTGTTCTCTAAAGAACTTATCAAACCATTTTGTTATTTGTGTTACAGTAAACCAATGCACAAGTAGTGAAACGATAATTGAAGTTATTGCTGATGTGATAATGATTGTTACCATTTTGAATCCTTAAAAAAGCCCTCTTTCGAGGGCGGAGTGGTAATTAACAACTGCTTTTGTAATATCAATAAAAAACACTCTTTGAGTGCGCTTTATTGATAGTTGCTTGGCTTTTTTACCTTGCCCAAGCTACAAGGGGAGTGATTAAACCAACTCTCTACAACCCAATCTACGTTTCTGTACAGCTCTCACTGTATTAACGCCTGACTGACCTTTATTGCAATTGTAATTAGCAATATCGCTTAATTTCTTAGCTTTAACTGGGACATCTATTAAAGCCGCATTAATGCGATTAGATGTCTTTTTACTGCATAACTGCTTTTGTCTTTCTCTAAGACGTTTTGCTTGTTTTAGCATTTTTGATACTTTCATATCGTTTGCTCCTTTCTCTCTCATTTGAAAGCACACTTACTTGTTCAAATGCGCTTTTAAATAAGTCTTGATTTACTTCGCCAAGCGTGGAGGTCTTAATCAAGTAACTTTAATCCACTTAACCAGATTTTATAAAATTCAAAACAGGTTAATGATGAGTGCCTTTCTTTATGCTTGTAAGGCTCAAGCCCTCTTGTATGCGACTGCATCGAGGAATATAATGTTTCTTGCGACTACAATTTAATCGAGGAAACATCATGGAAGCTTATGCCACGTTGATTAACACCATATTAACTAGGATCGTTTTTAATCACATGACCATGTTTCTTGCTTTCTTATTTAGTAGTTTCTACTTTATGCCACCCGAGTTAGTGGCAGACATAGATTCTAAAACACCACCTTTCTTTCCCAGCTGGTTTCCACTTTCTGCTTTAGGGAGTATTGTTATTACCTTTATTGCAACAGCTATTTGGATTTTGCTTTGTAATGGCGTAAAGGCTGGCGTAAAAGCTGTTTATCATCACTTTCGTCGTTCATCTAAAGCAAACTCTGAAGAGGCGCGACTTATTTCACTCATTTCCAACCTTTCTGAATTAGAAAAGGATGTATTAGTTTCAGCTTTTTTAGGTGAACGTATCTGGAACGATGATTTAAAGGTTAAGCTTGCAATTGAGAAACTGCTTTATCTAGAGCTTATTCATCATTCTTGGGTTGGTAATAGTTATAGAATTAATGAACTTATTCGACCATTCATCATTAACGAACTGGACAAAGCCGCTAAATCCCATCATTAACCTGTTTCAAATTTTTAAAGAGCATTGAGATGTGTATCTCGTTTTGATGTATATATAATACAATATGTATTTTTATTGTCAATACAAATTGTATTTTATTTCTTATCAAAAAATACAATTTGTATTTATTTGTGTGATTTTAAAAGAAAAATATTTTTGATTAATTGCTGGATTTGTGAGCTATGTCACAGAAAAGAGGTGGGGAATGGGAGTTTTAGGTAAAGAAAAAGCCCGCTTGATGCGGACTTAATATTTAATTTTGTATTTTCGTGACTGGTTCTGGAATATATAGCCGACTACTTTTAGCAATACGCGTTTGTTGAGTGATTGCATCTTTGTAAATATTAGAACTAAGAAACTGCAATAGATCTTTAAATTGCTTTTTATGATTTGGCATTGCTATTTTATTTTTCGCTTCATTAACAGGAAGTTGATACTCTATGCTACCTGCTGCTTCAATCAAATCTTTTACGCTATAGTCTTCTAAAATTTGGCTTTTATTTATGATGGCAACCTTGGTTCTTACTACAGTGTCGTCAATTTGTGACAAATCAAATCCGCCACTTACTTCAAAATGGCTATCTCTTTCAATAAAAGCTGTAATTTCTTCTTGTGTTGCCTCCTTGAAATAGTGATCCATCTCAAAAATATGACGTAATACATTGAAAGATCTAAAGTAGATTGTATTGGTTGGGGAAAGTATCGAGATAAGTTTGTCGTCTAAAGCAATTCCGTCAGAGCTTGCAGCGACAAATTGATTATTAGGTGTAAACGGATTCGTCCAAAAAGTTCTAGATAAATCAACAATATTACGGCGGTTAAAATTTTGTATTAAGATTTCATTACTTTCAGTTAAGGCAATAACAGCCACAATATATTCCAACTCAGCATTTTTACCTAGATATAATTCGCGAATACCTTCAGGGTTATTTCTTACAAAACTAAAATCAAGACCTGTTTCAAATTGTTCGATATAAAAGCATTCTGTTCTAGTTAACGTTTCATCAGCATTAAATGAGACATGCTCATTATATTGTAAAAATTTTTGATGACTTTCCTCAAAAATTGTAGTCATCCGTTGCTTTGCTTCTTCATCGATATTAAATCTTAAGATACGCTCGGCGTTGTCTTGATTTAAAATTGCAAAAAATTCCATTATTAATCCTTAACTTGTAGATAAGTATGTTCTGTAAGTCGAACTACTTTGAAACGACTATTATCTATATCCAAGAGGGTATTACGTGCAATAAAAATAATATGTACGTTATTACTCCTCTCAGCCTCATAAAATTTATATCCCATAAAAGCAAGTATTGGGTTGAATGTGCAAGCTCCAGAATAACTCACCCAAATAAATATACTCATATAAAAGAACACCGCGATTCCAAGGTTGGAAAATATCTCAGCGCCAGCCATTAATGGAAATAGATAACTAATAAAATAGTTTGCCATTTCTCTATGGGCTGGTGTAACAGATGTCAATTTAAATGCTTGAGTAGGGTGTTGGAGTATGGCTTGTTTTTTTGCTTGGTAAAATACCCAAGGGAATAAGAGTACACTTACCACAAACAGTCCAATAGATAGCAAAAAAACACACTCTTTTTGGGATAGTTCCCAAGCCAGTAAATGCCCCAAAAGCCGTTCAAGCTTATGAGGGATTTCATCAATTCCCTGAATGCTTTGTAATCCAATTAATAAGGAAATAGAAAGGCAAATTGGGGATATTGAGCTGATAGTAAGCAAAATTCTTGCAAATCGATTTAGCATAATACATTCTCCTAACTGATCTTTTTTACAGTATATTATATACTAAATACATTGCTAATTATCTAACTTAAACTCATTTCACTAGCACACACCACTAATCACAAAGCACAGACCACCAGAATACTGGCTATCAACTATCAAGATGTTATTGCTCAAGATCAACAAATCTAGATTTCTTTAAAATCCCTGCCACATAATACACTAGCTCAACCTCATCTATAGCTAGATTAAATGGTTTATGATCGTTGTTAATACTCGAGAATCTATATTCACCATCTCTCTGGTAATCAAGGATCTTAATCATATTTTTACCATCTTTTGTACGAATGAAAACATCATCACCGTTACTAAAAGGGGATTGAGGTTCAACTAGAACAAATTCGCCACTATGTATTCTCGGCTCCATGCTTGAGCCTTTTACGCGTAAACAAAATGCCTTTGGATCGGTAGTGAAAATATCTATATAGCCAACGTGAACTTCTTCAATGTCAACGCTTCCGTCTGTTCCCATCGTTGCTTCTCCAATGACCTTAACTAATCCTTTTTTTGGCATTCCTATAAATTCTATGTCTTCTATCGTTCCATCTGAATTGAGAATAACCTGATCAGCCCCAGTAGCATTAAGCATTTTAGCTACTTCTATAAAGTTAGGAGATCTGCGTCCTGTTAACCAGTGCCCAACTGCACCCTGTGTTCTTTCTATCGCCTCAGCAATATCTTCTTGCTTGAGATTCTTCTCGGACATTCGATCTCTAACAAACTCATTCCACTGCTTTTTCATAGAGCCAATACCTCTCTTTATAAATTTAACAAATTATTACATTTTGTATTAATTATTCAAAATACCAATGGTATTTTTATGTTGAATATATAAAATACATAATGTATTATTTGAATTGGTATTTATAAGGAGTTTTTTATGAACAAAATTTCTGAGTATAGAAAAGCAACAAATTTAACTCAGGGAGAATTTGCTCAACAAATAAACCTTACACAAGGTGCGTTAGGGCATTACGAATCAGGAAGAAGAACGCCAGATTTGAAAACAGCAAGAAAGATCGTTTTGGCATTAAATAAAAATGGCGTTGCTTGCTCTCTTGATGATGTTTTCCCTGTTCAAAACTAACTTATCAAAAGGGGGGGCAATGGCACGCAATGAATTAACAAAATCTGCAATAGAAATTGCAGCCTTAGTGAGAAGAAAAGCAGTAGAAAGAACAGATAAAGAGCTTGCTGAGTGTATAGGTATAGATCCAAGTACTTTATACCGTTTTAAAGCAGAGCATTTAGATAAATTCTGCGCTTATTTAGATGAGCTTGGATTAACAGTGACAGAAAAAGGGCTTAACCAAATAAGTGATGCGGAGCTTGAGGCATTAAAGCTTTTTGCAAGTAAAGGTCTGGCTGAATTTGGGCAATAAAAAACCACCGTTGGCGCGGTGGCTAATTATGGGAATAAATAACATGGAAAATATTAATTTAAACGAAAAAGAAAGTAAAGCACAAAGTGCGCAAATTTTAAAAGCGTTAAAAAATGGCGAGAAACTCACTCATCTTGATGCAGAAAGACGCTTTAACTGCTTACGCCTGGGCGCACGTATTTATGACTTAAAACGAAAAGGTTATCCAATCGAAACAGAGATGATAACCGTACCAAGCGGTAAACGAGTAGCTCAGTATTCGATGGTGGTGAGATATGGAACGTTTTAATAGACCAGTTCGCATTGACGAATTAATTCAGTATTACCTATTTCAATTGTTAGCAGAGTTAGACGAGGTGATTTTCGATGAGAGCGAGTGAAATTTTAAAACAAACTGGTCGTTCCATCGCTTATAGACCAGCACTAGCTAAATTATTTGGTGGTGTAACTGCAGAGATCTTCTTTGAGCAAATTTTTTATTGGCAAGATAAGGCTGAGAATAAAGAATTAGGCGTTTATAAAACACAAGCCGAGCTTGAAGAAGAAACAGGATTAAGCCGTAAAGAGCAAGAAACAGCACGTAAAAAACTACGTGAAATTGGGGTATTGATCGAAACGCATAAACGTCTTGAACACCGCATTTATTTCAAGATTGACATGGAAAGACTTGATGAAGTTTTATCAACATTGGCTAATGCACAAACCGGACATTCCCCAATGCCCGAAAGTGACATTCGGGAAGAACCGAAACGTACATTCGTTAATACACTAGATTACAACACTAGATTACATACAAATACACCCCTTACCCCTCAAGGCAAATCAGCTAACGCTGATGGTGTGCCAGTTGCTGAAAATAAAAAACAACATCCACTGAATATCGACTATGCAGGAATTGGCTTAGCGTACAACCAATGCGTAGCGGAAACTGGTAAAAATCTATCGTCACTTGCAGATCCTGAAAACTTAAGTCAAACACGAAAGCGCAAAATTAAAATACTTGCTGCAGTGATGAAAAAACGCTTTGGTTCTTGTGATGCAGAGACGTTTAGAAATTATTTCCTCGATTTTATGAGCTCAGCAAGACCGTTTTACTTTGGTGAAAACGATCGGGGTTGGCGTGCTGATTTTGAATATATCTTGAGTGAAAAAGTCATGGATAAAACAATCGAGGGATCGCTATGAAAAACACAACGTATGACCTTGAATACAGTTTAATTGGTTCATTTCTTGCTGGTGGATTAACTGCTCAAGCTCGTGAAGTGATGGCATGGTTAGAGCCTGAAATGTTTGCTACTTATCAACTTGGTTCAATGTATAACAATATTCGCAAACAAGCACGCAAAGACAATGTAATCGATATTATTTTATTACACCAAGATTTTGGTGAAGACTTTGCCAACTTAGCGGAGATTATGAAAAACACAATCACATCCGCAAATCTTACTGGTTATGCGCATAAAGTACGGTCATTTTGGGTTAATCGCACTGCACAAAAAACGATGCTTGAAATGGCAGCAAAATTATCTCAAGCAAGAGACGAACAGGCAGAAAAAATCACAGAAAAAGCACTTTCTGAAATGCAAAAGCTTTTAAGTAGCAAAGTTGAAGTTAAGCCTGTCGTAATGGGGGAGTTAGTTGATGAATATATTGACGTCTTAGAAAAACGCAGTAAACAAGATTTCAACTCAAGACTTCTTCATACAGGCATTGAGGCTGTAGATAACATTTTAGGCGGTATTAATCCGACCGATATTTTTGTAATTGCTGGTCGTCCAGGTATGGGTAAAACTGAGTTTGCTTTAACACTCACTCGCAATATTGCAGAACAGAAAGGCGCAGTCTTATTTTTTAGCTTAGAAATGGCAAATCAACAATTGATGGACCGTATTTTAAGTGCCAATGCAAATGTTCCAGTTAGAAAACTCCGCAATCCCAATAGCATGGATCAAACTGAATTTGGTCGTGTAGGTGATGGGCTAGGGAAAATCAAAGATCATCACATTTACTTTGTCGATCGTGGTGGTTTATCGGCAAATGAGATTGTATCTATCACTGAAAGTCATTTAAGCAATACAGGACCACTTTCCGCAATCTGTATTGACTATCTTGGATTAATGAATCACGGATCACTTAAAAATGCGAACAAAAGCCAATTAATTGAGGATTCATTAAGTACGCTTAAAACGTTCGCTAAAAACTTTAATGTACCAATCATCTTACTGAGTCAGTTAAATCGTGAAGTTGATTCTCGTGGCGATAAACGCCCTCAAAACTCTGATTTAAGAGATAGTAGGTCAATCGAACAGGATGCCAGCCAAATCATTATGCTTTACAGAGAAAAGGCATACAAGAAAGACAGTGATAATGATTATTCAGAAGCCATTATCACTAAGAACCGATTTGGTGAACTTGGAACAGCTTATATGAAGTTTGATAAAGGGCATTTTGTAGATTGCGATCAGGTTATGGCATATCAATTCGTTAATGAAAAGCCAATTAATGCTGTAGCAGCTAAGAACTATGGGAGAAGAAATTAGATATGGAAATTAAAAACCAATTCTTCTTACGCTCAGAACAAATTCGAGCAAATTGCCAAGATTTTATTGCTCAACTCTCTATCGATGATGACAAGCCACTAGTCGTTGATATTAAGCCGAGAACTCGAAACCTTGAGCAAAATGCGAAGTTTCACGCAATGTGTCAAGACGTTGCAGACCAATTGGAATTTATGGGCAGAAAGCTAACGATGGAACAATGGAAAGTGCTGTTTATTTCAGGTCATGCGATGGCTACCAATGAAAAAGCAGAAATGGTACCAGGTCTTGAGGGTGAATTCGTAAACATTCGCGAAAGCTCAGCAAAAATGAGTGTTAAACGCATGGCAAGCTTAATTGAGTATGTAACAGCTTATGGCATTAGTCATGGTGTTAGATTTAACGATAGATACGGATTTTAGGGGAAATAATGGAAGATTTTTTGATTGTAATTGTGTCACTCGGAATGTTGTTTTTGGGTTGTTTGTTAATGGGTGATTTTCTATGACAACAAAGAAACCAAAGGAACACAAATGCAAAGTATGTGGCTGTTACTTTGTGAAAAGCAAATCAACACAGAAAGTCTGCTCAGTTGATTGTGCTATCAAGCTCAGCAAAGAAGAAGCACGCAAGAAAAGAGAAAAAATCCAAAGAAGTGAGAGATTAGCTACAAAAAAACGCATGACCGCTTTGAAAGAGAAGAATAAAACTCATAACGAATTAATCAAAGAGGCGCAGGAGGCAGTTAATAAATACATTCGCGCGAGAGATGTAAATCAGTGCTGTATTTCGTGCGGAACGCCATTAATAGCAGAGCAGTTAGGTGGTGGATTTGATGCTGGTCATTACCGCAGTAGAGGCAGCGCACCACATTTAAGATTCTATACGTTAAACATTCATGGGCAGTGTAAAAAGTGCAATCGTTATCACGGAGGGAATTATCATCAATTCAGAATTGGTTTAATTGAACGTCTTGGCGTTGAGAAAGTTGAGCAGATAGAAGCAGACCAAAGACCAAGACATTACTCAAAAGATGACTTGAGACGGATTAAAAAATCTTCAATAAGAAAAGCAGAATGTTGGAAAAGCGTAAGGGGTTATAATGCAACACATTGATAGGATCTTAACAGTTTGGGGGTGTTTCGCAAATTCACGCATTGGTACAGAATACCTTTGTGTTGCTGCAGGTATGCGGTTTGCGGTCGATCCACCGAGTGATTATAATATTTTCAATTTAACAGATGAGACTTGTATTTTGATTGGTAATCAGATTATGCGATTAAAAGAAAAACAGGACTTACGCTATGACATCATTATGGCTAAGTATGCTTTACGGATTGATGATGAACAGATTTGGAAGATTTTAAACATCAGTCGTGCGACATATTTCAATAAGCTAGCAGAGGCGAAAAGTTATGTAGAGGGGGCTATAGAAGGATCAGAAATAATTGCGTATTTCTATGCTTAAAATGTGAGCTTTTCGACAGATAAATATATCGATATCTATTAAAATAGGACGTTAAACAAATATATCTAAGGAGTAGATGATGGCAAATATAAAACTTGAAATTGGTGTTTTAAATGTAGCAATGCATAATCATGATAAAGGTGAATTATCTTATGAAAGTTTATTTAAGGCACTAACAAATGATGACGAACTTGAAGCTCAACTTGATGATACACATGCAGCGTGTATCCAGTTGGTCGTGGCTTACTAGGTCGTGTCGTCACTTGATGATACACATGCAGCGTGTATCGGAGAATTAAATACAGATAAAGAATATAAGGGGCAGCGTTATTTTTTAGGACAAATATATAAGTATGCAAAAATAGATATAAATAGAGATTGTTTAAATACAAAAACTAAGAAGGTTGCAACAGAGGAAGAGAAAAAGGCGTTAGTGGTACCTAAGCATTTAAGACCACATTTTATTAAAATCCCTTTTCTATTTATTCCTAAAGGTCATAGATTCTATATTCAAACAAAACATAAAAATGATTCATTTGGAATAACTAAAGCTAAAAAAGTATTGGAGAAGTTAGTTCAGAATAAAAAAATTTTTGAAAAATTTGGCGATATAGAAATTACGATTCAGCCAGATTCACAAAAAGTCGATGAGCTTCTTGACCGAAAAGATATTGATAAACTTATTCTAGAGATTGTTCGCCCAAATCCTGATGGTGTTAAAGGTGTCGAAGAAAGTTTATATAAAAAAATGAAAAAGAGAAATTTGAAGAAACAAAGAACAGAATATATAACTGTTAGAGATGAACATTTAAATGTTGACGAAGAACTTAAGATGGAGGCCAAAGTAGCTGCTTCCAATGGTAAAGTTGTTGCAGAAGGAGTTGATGCTAGTAATCAGAAATGGAAAACTTCTACAGAAGATACTAACCTGATTATTAAAACCTCGTATGTGGCAGACAGAACAGAAGAAAACAAAGGTTTAGATCCTGCAGAACAGCATTTAATTGAAACAGCCTTTGATACTCATCAAGAAATTACACAAATTACACAATAGGTATTGAATATGAAAGAATTAAAGAGTAGCTATCAAGATGCATATGAAATCTTTCAATATTATTGGCGTATTTATGGTGGATGGAAAGCATTATTTTGTTCTCCTTATTTGCATGTAGCTATTCTTTTTCTTGTATTAACGCAACATCAATGGCTCACTCGTGGTTGGTGGGAACAGAGTTTTGCTATATTACCTAATTTACTTGGTTTTTCTTTAGGTGGATTTGCTATATTTTTAGGTTTTGGAGATGAACAATTTCGCTCAGTCTTAGCTGAAAAAGACGAAAATGAACCATATTCTGCTTATACTTTTGTTTCGGCTACATTTGTTCATTTTATTTTAATACAGTGCTTAGGTATCGTGTCGGCACTATTAGCAGAATCACTGGCATATCAACCTATTTGGTTAGACGATGCTACGATGTATTATTTTGAATACATTACCCCTGTTTTTTGGGCAATTGGGTATTTATTTTTACTTTATTCTTTGACCTCTATACTTGCTGTAGTTATGGCAATTTTTAGATGTACAAGATGGTATGAAATACATCAAAAATAAACTCAGAAAATGATGAGGATAATTGACACTCCTATAATAGAGTAGTACTATCACACTCAAGGTCTCAAAAGCCTTTTGTTCAGCGGTTATCTCAATTCACCCCGTTAGTGTGATTTTTTTGTATCTAAAATTTGTGCTTCTTTCTCTATCAGCAAATTGAGGCAAGAAAAGAGATAGACAATTTAATTCAATGATCGGCAGTGCGAGGAATACAATACCGCAAGGGAATAACTCCGCCAGCCTGAACACTGGTTTTGAGCTGCCGATCACCCTAATTAAGTTAGGGAAATTCTCTCAAAAGGAAATGTTCATTATGTCAAGTTTATCTATTCTCAATAAATCAATCCGTGTTGTTGATGGTCTCTATTCTTTAACTGATTTACATAAAGCAAGCGGTAACGAAGCTAAACACAAACCTACTTTCTTTTTACGTTTAGATCAAACTAAAGATCTTATTGCTGAAATTGAGAAAGAAAGCAAGTTGCAGATCTGCAACTCGGTCAAAATTATTCATGGTGGTGTTAATTCAGGCACATACGCTTGCGAAGAATTAGTTTTATCTTATGCAATGTGGATCAGTCCTAAATTCCACTTAATTGTTTTAAGAGCCTTTTTAGCGATGCACAGAGGTGAAGTAAAACCACAGCAATTAGCTTTACCTGAACCTAACTATAATATGAGTAACATTGCACAAAGTGAGGAAGTATTGGCATTGTTAATTCAAATGTATAGTCATTTATTCCAAGCACACGAAATGCAAGAGAAGTTACATAATACAAACATTGCCAAGTTAATGGAAAACCAAATTGGCGGGCAGTATCTCTACAACTTCAAACATCCACTAGAACAAACTATGACAAAGGCTAAAAAGTTTATTCAGTCAAATACAGAACGCTTAGCATTGGTTAAAGCGATGGATAATCTATTGAATTAAAAACACTTGCGCAGTCTAGACTAAAAGTGTAATATTTAGTATATCCTTGCGATATTTGCAAGCAAAGAAACGAAAATGTATTTTATAGCCCTGATCAGAAACGGTCGGGGTTTTTATTTAATATTAACTTTTTTTGATTAATATTAACTAATTTAGCGACAATTAAAGGAAATAGTGTTAATCCACATAGATTAGAAACTAGCTTAGTCCAGAAGTATTCTTCGAATGTTATATTGCTTATGACTACCTTTATTTCGTCAAAACTAAGATTTGCTATTGTTATCACACTTCCACAAAAAACAAGAGCAATAATATAATATATCGAATCATCTTCTAGCTTAAGATTAGTTTCAAGAGTTTTCCATAAAAATATTCCAGCAACGAGAATTGCTATATAACCAAAATATCCCAAAAATATTGTTGCAATGAATAACATAGATATATATAGCACTATTATTAAAAATAGAATACTAAATCTTATTTGATCTTTTGATAAGATTCTCATTTTAAACCTCTGTTAGTTTATTTGTTGAGGAACAGTATTCTAACAGAAATTTTAACCAAGCCTAGTCTTAACGGACTGGGCTTTTTTATTGCCCCAAAAGCAAGGGGGGTGGAGATTATGAAAATGAAAGATGCTGGGACGCAATCATATATCTGGTCAGGGTTTGGCGCTTTCTTTGCACTTCTCTCACTTCAAGAATGGCTGGCAGTTATCAGTTTGACTGTTGGTGTAATTACTATGCTTGTTAACTCTTATTACAAGAAGAAAGAAAATGAGAGAAAAAACGCAGAAAAAGTGCGACTTGAAGAGCTTCATAAGTTAAGAGTTGAACGCATGAGAATAAAACTCGAAAAAGAAAAAGCGGGGCTTGTTAAATGAAACACGTTAAGAAGATAACGGCTTGTTCTGTTGCAATGATTATCGCTGTTGTCATGTCCGATCACTCAACTGAGATTCGCACCGGTGAGCGTGGACTAGAAATCATTGGTAATGCCGAGGGGTGCGCACGTGAACCTTATAGATGTCCTGCTGACGTTCTAACAGTTGGTATTGGTTCAACGGAATTAAGCGGATTGCCAATTGAGCGTAAAAGATATTCAGACGAAGAGATAGCGAAGCGCTGGGTAAATGACATTAAAGTAGCTGAAAAATGCGTTAATAACTGGGCAAACGGGAAGAATTTACCGCAAGGTGCATTTGAGGCAACGGTATCAATCACATTTAATGTTGGATGTTCTAAGCTTAAATATTCTACGTTGTTTAAGCATGCCAAAAATGGTGATATTCAAGCAATGTGCGATCAATTTCCACGCTGGAAATACGCTAACGGTAAAGTATTACGTGGACTTGAAATCCGCAGACAAAAGGAACGTGAGCTATGTTTAGCCGACTTACACAAATCTTGATCGTCGTAATTTTGGGCTTGTGTGTCGCGTTGTGGTTCCAGTTCCAGTCTATTTCTAACTTAAAAGCCAAAAACACCATTCAAGCCCAAACTATTTCACTACAAAGCGAAAGTATCAAAAAGCTCAAACAGCAAGAAGAAATAAATAGACAACTCACACTTGAAATCAGCAGATTGGAAAGTGAATCGCGGAGTCAATCAGATGATGCAATCAATTCTATTTCACATGATGAAAAGAGTGCTGACGCTTACAATGCTAGCGCTCCTCGTTCTATTGTTGACTTCTTGCAAAAGTAAGCCAGTAGCTCAAGTGTGCCCAAACATTCCAGCAGCGTTACTCGCTCATTTAGATAGAACTACATTCAACGGTCAAACATATGGTGATGTGTCTAAATATGCAGTAATACTCAAACGTGAGCGTGACGTGTGTTTGAATAGGATTGATAAGATTAGAGAATGGCAGAAAGAAGATTTAAATAAGTGAAAAGGGGTGATCCCCTTTTCTTTTATAGAATAAGCTGTTCTGGTTTACAGTTATAAATTGCGGCTAAACGTTCACAAGTTTTTTGTTGTGGTTTAGATCCTTTTTTCTCTGCTTGAGAAATTGATGATTGAGTTAACCCAGTTTTAACTGCTACATCATATTGTGATAATCCACGATATACGCGCCACGCAGCTAATAAACTTAAGTCTTGATCAAACATAATATTAATAACTTCGTTTGGCACTGTTTCATTATCTGTATGATCTGATTGATATGGTACATCTTGAAAAATTAAATCATCATCAAGTGCAGTCAAGCGTTTAAACTCTTCGATTGGCAAGACTACAAATTGTGGTTTGCCATTTGTATCGTTTATATATTGTAGTTTCATGAGATCTCCTTTAGTGGGGATTTCTCCCCACTATTATTAATAAGTTGTTGATGTTCTGCGTTTAACTGTTTGTATATTGATTATTCTGGGTTCACCGTCGATTACTTCAAACAAAACTCTGTAATCACCTACCCTTAATCTGTACTGGCTATCTTTACCTGACATCTTTTTTAAATCTAACTTGACATCGGGAAAGGTGTTTAACGCGTTCACTTTTTCTCTAATTGACTTCACATATCTTTGGTCTATTGAAAGCAGTTGCTTAATTGCTTTCTTAGTCCAGCTAATCTGATTCATTTAATCTCCTTTTTAAAGAACAAGTATCTTTCGATGATTAGATAATAAGATATATATCTTATATTGTCAATATTTTTTTAGAAAAAAATCTAATTATTTTCAATTTTTCTAATCATTGTTTGATAAAAATAATTATCGAAAGGTACTCCTGACGGGAGTGGGCTTTCCGCGGGGTTGGGCGCTCGCGGTTTTCGGCAGTTTTTCGAATTTTCAGTCATCATCATCATCTGGGTTTTTGTTGCATTTTTAATCGGTTTTTTCAGACTTTTAATCAGTGGGTTTTTTAGATTATGGATAATTTATTCGACATAAAATTAAACATAAATCAGATCGCCGAACTGGTTGGAATGCACCGCCAGACGGTATCTCAGCGTGTTTCTAGTTTAAAGCCAGCAATTGGCAGTAATTCAAAATTAAAACTCTATTCTCTATCTGATTTAATCAGAATGGGATTAACTGAAAAGATGTCGACGGATGTCGATTCATTAATGCCACTTGATCGTAAAGCTTTTTGGCAAGCCGAGAACGAAAGATTGAAGTATGAACGCGATACTGGCGAGTTAATTCCAGCATTTGAAGTTGCACAAGAAATGAGTGCTTTAGCAAAAGCGGTAGTTCAAACATTAGAAACATTGCCGGATATTTTAGAACGTGACGCGGCACTTCAACCGAAAGCACTTATGCGAGTACAACAAATCATTGATGATCTAAGAGATCAAATGGCATTACATATTCAAAACAACAATCATGATGATTCAGAGGATTAACCATGTTTGCATCTGCTAAAGATATTCGACGAGATATAGCGAGTTCAGTGAAAGCACCGCGTCGAATGAAAGTATCTGAAGCAGTCTATGAATATATGCGTGTTCCGATTGGTGGTGGAAATTCTATCAAATGGGATAAAGACACCGTAGGTTATTTAATTGAGCCGATGGATTGTTTAAGTTCTCGTGAATACGACGCAGTTGTTTTTGTTGGTCCTGCGCGAACAGGTAAAACGATCGGATTAATTGACGGTTGGATCACTTATTCAATTATCTGCGATCCGTCAGACTTTTTACTTGTTCAATTAACGCAAGAAAAAGCGAGTGAACATAGCCGAAAAAGGTTGGATCGTACTTTCCGCTGTTCTCCAGAAGTCACAAAAAGACTAAGTCCACGCAAAAACGATAATAACGTGCATGATAAATATTTTCGTGCTGGAAACTTATTAAAAATCGGTTGGCCATCTATTAACGTAATTTCATCATCAGATTACAAATACGTTGCATTGACGGATTACGACCGATGGCCCGATGATGTTGACGGTGAGGGGGACGGCTTTTCGCTTGCGTCAAAACGTACCACGACATTTATGTCATCAGGAATGACACTTGTTGAAAGCTCACCAGGAAAGGACATTGTTGATCTTAAACATCATCCAAAATCAACACATGAAGCACCACCTACAACGGGGATTTTAAGCTTATATAACCGTGGCGACAGACGTCGCTTTTATTGGCCATGCCCACATTGTAAAGAATACTTTGAACCAAGCATGGCGAATATGACTGGTTATAGAGATGATGATGACTTTGTAAAAGCCAGCGAAAAAGCAAGATTGCAATGTCCTCATTGTCAAAACTTAATCGAACCATCGCTAAAACGTGAGTTAAATATCAAAGGTGTTTGGCTTAAAGAAGGGCAAACAATAGATAAGAAAGGGAAAATTAAAGGAAAAGGAAGAAATACACGTATTGCTTCTTTTTGGCTTGAAGGTCCCGCTGCTGGTTATCAAAAGTGGGAGCAATTAATATATAAGTTATTAACTGCAGAACATGAATATGAAATGACAGGAAGCGAGGAAACTCTAAAAGCAGTGACAAATACTGACTGTGGATTACCATATCTTCCACGCTCCGCACTTGAACAACGACGATCTGATGAATTAATGGAGCGTCGAGAAGAAGTCGAAGAAAAAACAGTGCCGGCAAATTGCCGGTTTTTAATTGCTGCAGTGGACGTACAAGGCGGTAAAAAACGTCGCTTTGTTGTTCAGATCGTGGGCTATGGTGAAAGTGGTGAACGTTGGCTAATTGATCGTTACAACATCTCTTTTACTCGACCAGATGAACACGGTGAAACGAAAGAAATTGATCCGCGGATTCCTGAAGACTGGGACATTCTCATTTCTGATGTACTCGAAAAGAAATACCCGCTTTCTTATAACAAGAATCACTTAATGCCGATCTTGTCTATGGCAGTCGATAGTGGCGGTGAAGAAGGTGTCACTGACAACGCTTATAAATTTTGGCGACGTTGCAGACGTAACGGCAAATCAAAGCAAGTCTATCTTGTCAAAGGTGATTCAACAAAGCGCCAGAAATTAATTACGAAAAGCTATCCGGATAATACTACGCGCTCAGATCGTCGCGCGTCCGCACGTGGAGATGTGCCACTCTATTTACTTCAAACTGACTTATTAAAAGATCGAATTAATAACGCCCTCGCACGTGAAACTGCGGGGGCTAATTATATTCACTTTCCAGAATGGATTGGTGAGTGGTTTTTTAATGAATTGACGTATGAAGAAAGAGGACCTGACGGCAAATGGCGTAAACCAGGTAAAGGCAACAACGAAGCGTTCGACCTGTTCTGTTATGCGCATGCCATCGCACTGTTGCGAGGTTATGAGCGGATCAAATGGGGTGATGAAAAAGACGTGCCGACTTGGGCGAGATTACCTGAAATTAATTCCGAAGTGATTCGCAATGATCCTGTTTCACGAAATGCGCAAAGCAACATTGTAGAAGAAGTTTTACCGAAGCAATCAAAACCACGAGCAAAGAAAAAAAGTAGCTTTCTTGGTGGTGGAAAATCTGGGGGGTGGTTGTGATCTACACAGCAGAAGAACTAAAACAAAAGATAAAAGCACTTGATGAAAAGATCGAAAACGCGCAAAGCCAAGTGAGTTTTAACGGCAGATCGGTAAGTTTTCATATTAGTGAATTATCGAAACAAAGAGATCGTTATCAAGCAATGCTTGAACAGCTACTAGCAGAAACAGGACAACGATCTAAAAAACACAGAATTAAATATGCGAGATTTGTATGAAATTAATTGAAAAAATCATTGCAGAGATTTCACCCGGTTGGGCTGCTCAACGTGCTAAATCTCGTATTCTGTTTAATGTTTATGAAGCCGCTATGCCGAACCGAACGCACAAAGCAAAGCGTGAAAAAAGTGCAGCAAATACTAGCGTTAAACAAAGTGCGGTCAGTTTACGGGAACAAGCCAGAGCATTAGACCAAGATCACGATATTGTTATCGGGATTTTAGACAAGCTAGAAGAACGTGTAATTGGTTCAAAAGGCATTCATGTTGAACCGCAACCACTTAATTTAGACGGTGAAGTAAACGAAGAGCTTGCTGAGCAGATTCGAACAAAGTGGGCTGAATGGTCTATATCACCAGATGTGACAGGAATGTACACGCGACCAACGCTAGAGCGGATGTTGTTACGCACTTGGTTACGCGACGGTGAAGTGTTTTTGCAATTAGTGCGTGGAAAAGTTTATGGCTTGGATTACGAAACAAAAACGCAATTTGCACTTGAAGCGTTAGAGCCAGACTTCATTCCAATGAATAACGACCAATCTAACCGACTTGTGCAAGGTGTACATCTTAACGCTTGGCGAAAACCAGTTGCTTATCAAGTATTCTTCGATAACCCACAAGAATCACTAAAAACACATGGCAAGGTAAAAACAGTTTCAGCAGAAAATATGTTGCACCTTGCATTTCGCAAGCGACTTCATCAAGTGCGTGGTATTTCAATGTTGCATGGTGTAATGATTCGACTTGCTGATTTAAAAAACTATGAAGAATCAGAACGTGTTGCAGCAAGAATTGCCGCCGCTTTCACGATGTATATTAAAAAAGGTGATGCGCAAGTTTACGGTTCTGACGAAGTTGATAATAGCAATAGTGATTCTGAGCAACGCGATTTTGAAATTGCACCTGGTGCGATTATTGATGATTTAAAACCAGGCGAAGATATCGGATTGATCAACTCAAACCGTCCGAATGTGAATCTTGAGAATTTCAGAAACGGTCAATTAAGAGCGACTGCGGCGGGTACTCGTTCGAGCTATTCAAGCATTGCGCGAGATTATAACGGCACATACTCAAGTCAACGCCAAGAGCTGGTGGAAAGCTTTGAAGGCTATGCCGTTTTACAAGATCATTTTGTCGCACATATTTCACGACCGATTTATCGCGAATGGTTAAAAATGGCGATCTTGTGCGGCGAAATCAAAGTGCCATTAGAAGTTGATCAATCAATGCTATTTAATGCGGTTTATTCAGGTCCGGTTATGCCTTGGATTGATCCGATGAAAGAAGCGCAAGCGTGGGCTACGCGCATTCGTGGCGGTCTAGCAACTGAAAGTCAAGCCGTAAGAGCAAGCGGGCATAATCCTGCTGAAGTTAAACGCAGACGTGTTGTAGAGGTTCAAGAGAATCGTGAGAAAGGTTTGAAATTTGATACCGACTTAACTAATATGCATGGGTATCATCACTAGGTAAGACGGTGCCGCAAAACGAAACAATGACACGCACGATCAAGTTAACAAACGTCGGCAAACCGTCATTAGCAGAAAACAACAACGCTGGGGATGAATAATCATGTTGAAGAAAGTTGAGTTCACACTAAACGGTACTGCAATTCAATTATCTGCGATCTCTGCACTAGACTATCTTAATTATGTTGAGTACATGAACGAGTTAGAAAAGCCAGAAAACATCGCAGAATCAGACACCGAAAAAGAGTTAAATCGCAAGCTTAATCAGGCGAACAAATTAAATCTGTTGATTAATACTCGCTTGATTGCGCTCTCGATGTCTTATGCAGAAAAAGAAAAGACAGTTGATGAAATTCAAGATCATTTACTGAATAACTTCACTCATGCCGATATTTTAGCGTTGCTCGGAAAAGTGCAAGATGTATGTGAGTTTCCGAAAGTTGAAAAGTCAGAAGATGATGAAGTAGAAAGCGGTGAACCAAAAAACGTTTAGAAGCTGAACTCAGCTTTATTCTGAAGTTAGCGCACGAATTTAAGCGACCAGACTTTAAAAGAATGCTCCGAGAGATGTCTGTCTCGGAGTATTTTTTTTGGTGTAAATACTTCGGAAAAAGACCATTTATGTTAGAGATGATCGACTATGCGCAGTCGTCGATCGTGAGTTCAGCTTATAACGTTGCTGCGGGTAAAGCTATTTCAAGTGCACAAGACTTTTCTGTGTTAAATCATGTTGTTAGAAATAGCGAAATGACAGATGCACAAATTGAAGATGCAAGCGGCGTAACTGCGGGAGTATTGAGAATTGAATCAGATTAGCAATTTAAAAATCAAGTTGACTGCTGAAACAGCGAAATTCACTGAAGAAATCAACAAAGCGAAAAATTCTCTTGGTGGATTATCGAGAACAAAAAGCGGTATTGATTTAACTAAAGTCGCGTTACGTGGTTTAGCTGTCACTGCTGGAGTTGTTGCTACTGCATTTGCCGCGGTTTCTGCTGCCGCAATGCAAGGAATTAGCATTTATGCGGAAACAGAACGCTATATGGCGCGCACCGAAGCGCAACTAAAAGCGACTGGCGCGGCTGTCGGTTTTACTGCGAGCGAGTTAGATAAGTTTGCTCGATCTGTCGCGATGAACACGCTTGCAAGCACAGACGGTATTCGCAATGCAATGTCCGTTTTGATGACGTTTAAAAGTGTAACCGGTGATATTTTTAAACAGACGATCAGTCTTGCGCAAGATTTGGCGGAAGTGTTTAAAACAGATGTTGCGAGCGAAGCTAGAAACCTTGGGCGTGCGTTAGAAACACCAACCGAAGCAGTATCAATTCTGAAAAGAAAAGGAATTGAGCTTTCAGAATCACAGCAAGAATTAATTAAAAAATTCGTTGAATCTGGCGAAAAAGCCAAAGCCCAAGAATTAATCTTGCACGAATTACAAAAACGCGTTGGTGGTGCCGGTCAAGCGGCAGCTAACGACACAGTAACTGGCGCACTTGATACTCTAGGGCAAGCGACGGATGAGCTAAAAGAAGCTTTCTCAACCGCAACTGGTATTACTGATATTTTCAAAGATTCGATCAATGGTTTAGCAAAAGCATTTATCTGGCTAAAAGAAAAAATTGCTGGTCCATCTGACATGAAAGCTTATGTTAATGAGCTCGAACAATCTATTGAAAAAAATGAAGAGTTATTAAAGTTAAAAAAACAACAAGCTTTATCATCTTCAAGTACTCAGAATTGGTCTAGCTCATCAAATAATGCGGAAATTCAGCGATTAGAAAATGGATTAGCTAGACAAAGAGGAATATTGGCGGAAGCTAGAGCTAAGTTAGAAGAACAAGAGAAAAAAGCACTAGCTCAACAAAATGAAGCACTTAAAATCCAAGCTGATAACGAACTTAAAGAAAGACAACAAGCGAGTGTTGCATCTATTAATGAGTTAAATAAACGCTTGGCAACACGCAGAGAAAAACTCAATGATCAATATGAGAAAGATTTAAATATGATTAAATCACTCACATTGAGTGAAGAACAAATAAAAGCACAAGGCTTTAAAAATATTGAGGAGTTGCAAAAGGCTCACACCGAAAAAGTAACAAAACAGTATAAAGAAAGTCTAGCTGAAATTGAAAGAGCTGAAAATCAAAAAGGGAAAAGTGGGTCAAAATCACAACTTCAAAATCATCTTTCTGAATTAGATCTTCGCTATGCAACTGAAACCCAAAAGATTGAATTACATCATCGGTTACAGATTAAAAAAATTCAGCAAATGTCTATCTCTGAAAAAGACGCTCGCGCGAAAGGTTTTTCATCTGCATTTGAGTTACGTAAGCACTATCTCGCATTAGAGAATCAAGCTTTTGATAAAGCGATGACTGATCAAAAAGAGAAAATCAGACGTGAAGAACAAGAACGTTCTGATAAAGTGCGGTCGTTTTTTAACGAAATTCGCGGAAGTGGGAATGATCCTTATGTTCAAAATGACATTATTCGTGATGAACAACTTGCGAAAGCAAAAGAAATGCACAAGCAACAGTTGTTAAGTGTTGAAGAGTTTCAGAAAGCAAAAGCCGATATTGAAGATGCATACAGAAAACGAAAAGAGGACTTAGATCGAGAGTCTGTGCAGGCACAATTAGGTGCCGCCGCTTCATTATTTGACGGATTAGCCGGCTTAATGGAAGCGACTGCAGGTAGAAATTCTTCTGCATACAGAACGATGTTTGCGATTTCGAAAAGTTTTCAGATTGCACAATCACTTTTAAACTTACACGCTGCAGTGATGAAAGCGATGAATGATCCAACAGCACTTACACCAGCACAAAAATTTGCCAATATGGCGGCAGTTGCAAGCGCGGGGGCAAATGTACTTAACCAATTAACAAGCGTTACCCTATCTGGTGCGCGTGCAATGGGTGGTCCAGTAGGTGGTGGACGCGCATATCTTGTTGGTGAAAAAGGTCCTGAAATTTTCGTGCCGGGGGCAAGCGGTCAGATTACAAGTAATGAAAATCTGAATAAAGCACTCGGTGGTGGATCGTCTAAAACCGTTGTAATTAATCAAACGAATAACTTTGATTCTAGCAATTCGGATAATATAGATCTCGCCAAGTCGATAGCAAAACAAACAAAAGCGGTTGTGTATGAAGTGCTTAAAAATGAGAGTCGTTCTGGTGGAATGTTAGGTGGTAGATAATGACAATTGAAACATTCAAATGGAAATCGCAATGGGGTATGACATCTGAAATAACAAGAAATGTGGATGTTGTGAAGTTTGGAGATGGTTACGAACAACGATCGTCAAAAGGACTAAACGATCTTATTCAAACATCCAATATTGTTGTCAGATTAAATAAACGGATTCAAGCGAACGATATTAACGAGTTAAAAGTGTTTTTAGCAAAACATCTCTCGTTATACTCGTTTTACTGGACCCCACCTGGTAACAGTGAAAATATTCTCGTTGTCTGTGATAAATATTCCAAAACGGACAATGGCGTATATATTGATTTTGAACTCACACTTAGACAAGTTTTTAATTAATGTGATCTATATCGCTGGTAAAACACTCTGGTTTCGTAGAATATATACAATATTATTTTATGAATGGAGGTCTAATGAAGTTTATTATATCTATAATGTTGTCAATATTATTATTTGGATGTTCAGCACCAGCGGTTTTAAATTTCACGCCAAGTGATTTATACCCAGTTAGTATTGCACAAAAAATAAATGCCGAGATCAAAACAATTAATGTATCAATTGCAACGAAAGAGGAACAAAAAGGAGATTTGCAAGTAGGATTTTTCGGTAACCAGTATGAGCAATCCTTTAAATCTACTTTCAAAGATGCTATAGAAGAATCTCTTGCTAGAACAGCGCTATTTAATGATGATTCAAGCAATAAAGTATCTCTATCAGCAAAAGTATTAAAGTTCGATTCTCCTGGTAATAATACTACTTCTAACACTTATATGATTGTTAAGTATGAATTTCTTAATAGAAAAACGGGTATGAGTGTATACACAACTGAAATTGATAGTTTTGGTTCTGTCCCACTTAACTATGCTTTTATTGGTGATGTCAGGTTTACAGAAGCTAGAAATAGAGCTGTAAAAGAAAATATCAAAAAACTTATTGAAGATCTAAAGTTCAACAGGTTTATTAAGTAAATAAGTGAATAAAACCACGCTAATGCGTGGTTTTTTATTGGAGCAAATATGAGTATTTACGGACAACTTCAGCAATACGCTGCACACGGCTGGATCGAATTGTTTGAGTTAGATCTCACTAATTTTGGCGATATTGTCTATCGTTTTCACGACGGACAGAGTCCACTCGGTCAAGCGATTGTGTGGCAAGGGCAAGAATATACGCCTTATCCAGTAAAAGTGGATGGGTTTGCTGTCGATGGATTAAATCCAGTTAGACCGAGTATTACATTTTCGAACCTTGGCGGTGCGATTACGCTTGTTTTGGCAAAGCTTAAAGGCATTGAGGGAGCAAAGCTTACACGCAAGCGGACAAAGATTATCTATCTTGATGCGGTGAATTTTGAAAATGGCAATCTCACAGCAGATCCACACGCACACTTACCTGATGATGTTTTCTATATTTCGCAAAAAACAGCGGAGAATCATCTAACAGTCAGCTTTGAGTTATTACCAGCGACAGACCTTGAGGGCGTTAAGTTACCGCGCAGACAGATTGTGGCGCATTACTGCACGCATAAATACAAGGGTCAGTTTTGCGGATATACAGGCGATAAGCCGACTTGTTCAAAAACGCTTGCCGATTGCAAATCACATTTTGGCGAAAACGCAGAATTACCGTTTGGCGGATTTCCAAGTGCCGCATATATGAGGATTTAATATGAAACACATTGACGACGCAATAGCGCACGCAAAGCAAAGTTACCCGCACGAGAGTTGCGGTTTTTTTGTGCTTAAAAATGGGAAATTGCAGTACGTCGCTTGTACTAATCTCGCACAAGACACCGAAGATGAGTTTTTAATTAGCGTTGAAGATTACGCTCGCGCGGAAAAAATCGGTGAAATTCGAACGGTGGTTCACTCGCACCCTGATGAAAGCTGTTTACCGAGTATTGCCGACCAAGATGCACACAAAGTGAGTGGACTTGAGTGGTGCATTATCGGTTTAGAGGGTGACGAAGTATCAATGCACTTTATGCCAGCAGTTACCGCAATTCCTGATTTGTACGGACGGAAATTCATTCACGGCATGACTGATTGCTACGGTTTTGTGCGTGACTGGTATCAACAAGAACTAGGCATTGAACTACCGAACTACAACAGAGTGGACGGTTGGTGGAATGATGGCGGAAATCTCTATGTTGATAACTTCGAGCATGCGGGATTTTATCCGGTCGATGATTTACAAGTCGGTGACATGATTGTAATGCAAATCAATGCGACTGTACCAAATCATGCGGGTGTTTATCTTGGCGACGGTTTAATCGGTCATCATTTATATGGGCGTTTATCAAGTAAGGATGTATATGGACAATGCTATCGCGACAGAACAACGCACATCATGCGACATAAGAAAAATACGGCTTAAGGGTGAGCTAGGAAAGCGCTTTGGCAAGGTCCATAAGTTAGCTGTGAAAACACCTGCAGAAGCAATTCGCGCATTGTGTGTATTAAAAGAAGGCTTTAAAGAGTTTCTCTTAAATTCAGAAAAGCACGGCATTGTGTACCGCTTTTTAGTGCAAAAAGAGGACATAGACGGAACGCCAGAGGAATTTCAAATGCAGTATGGGGCAAAGACAGAATTCCATCTTATTCCCGTATTTCGTGGCTCAAAAAGAGGTGGATTGTTTGGCTTGATTGCAGGTGTAGCATTGATCGGTTTAGCGATTTGGAACCCGTTTGGTTGGGCGGCGATAGGCGGTACTGGAATGTTTGCTGGTACTGCAATTATGCCACTTGCTATCGGTGCATCTCTCGCACTTGGCGGAATTTCGCAGTTACTCACGCCGATTCCGAAAATGGATGGTCCACAAGAACGCCCAGAGAATCAACCGTCTTACCTGTTCAATGGTGCGGTTAACACTACGCAACAAGGACAACCAATTCCCTTGTTGTACGGTGAATTGATTGTCGGATCTGCTGTTGTATCTGCTGGACTAACAGATAAAGAAATTCCAGTTAGAACAAGTCCACAAAGTAATAGTGGAAATTCAGGAAAAGGAAACAGTCTTAAACTTGCGGGGTAATAAATGCAAATAGTCGGTCAAAAAGGCGGTAAGGGTGGCGGTGGTGGCAGAACACCTGTTGAAGCACCTGATTCGTTGCGTTCTCGTTCTTACGCGAAGTTTATTGATGTCATCTCGTGCGGAGAAATTGAAGGTCCTGTAAACGGATTGCAGTCTGTTTATTTCGGTGATGTGCCACTGCAAGATGAAAATGGAAAATTCAATTTCAACAATGTTGCGATCGAATGGCGACCAGGTAACGTAAGACAAGCACCGTCTGAGATTTGTGAAACTAACGAAGTCACAACAGACGTTAATACAGAAATTAAAAAGAACAATCCGATTACGCGTTCGATCATCGCACAAGATGCCGACATCGCACGTGTGACTATTACTGTACCGGGATTAAGTCATCAGAATAAAAGCAATGGCGATATCAACGGCACAAAAGTTGAGTTGCAAGTTGAGTATCAGGCAAATGGTAGTCAATGGGTCGATGCGGGTAAAATCGTTATTGATGGTAAAACCACATCATCATACAACCGAGAACATAGTTTTCGCTTAACAGGCGAAGCACCTTGGAACATTCGCGTTACACGTTTAACTGAAGATTCAAACAGTCAGACACTACAAAATAGAACGATTTTTTCTAAACTAACGACTGTTTTTGAAGAAAAACTGATTTATCCTGGCGTGGCTTATGTCGGTGTACAGATTGATGCGGAACAGTTCAGCTCAATACCAGCACGCGGTTATCACAGTCGCGGAATTAGAGTGAAAGTGCCGTCAAATTACGATCCGATTACACGCTTATACACTGGCGACTGGGACGGCACCTTTGTTGTTAAATATTCAAATAATCCAGTTTGGATCTATTTTGATTTACTCATTAACGAAGAATACGGAGCTGGTGAGCATATAAAAGAAGATATGCTCGATAAATGGTCTATGTACCAAATTGCCAAGTATTGTGATCAATTGGTGCTGGACGGTTTCGGGGGTATGAGCCAAGATTTACGTGTAACGCTTATATTCAGACACGACAAGAAGCCGGCAAGCTATTGCGCGACTTAACATCCGTCTTTCGTGCGATGAGTTACTGGGCAAGCGGTACACAAATGCTTGTCCAAGACTCACCGAAAGAGCCGATGTATCAGTTCAATAATACAAACGTTATTGACGGTCAATTCAGCCGTTCAGGCTCAAATGTTAAGACACGACATAACGTTGCGTTAGTGACGTGGAACGATCCAAAAAAATACTTTAAACAATCTGTTGAATATATCGAAGATGCCGAATCTATCGTGAAGATGGGGTACATCTCACAAACGGAAGTTGTAGCGTTTGGCTGTACGTCGAGAGGACAAGCGAGACGACTTGGCAAATGGCTACTCTATACAGAGCAACACGAAAGCGAAGTAGTAACGTTCTCGTGCGGACAAGATGGTGCAATTCCAATTCCGGGTGAGGTCATTCAAGTCTCAGATGTTCATCGCTCTGGTGAGCGACGTGGTGGACGCGTTAAAACTGGCTCAACAGTCAATAAAATCATTCTTGATACAGCGGTTGAAATTACCAAAGCCTCAACAATCAGCATTGTTAATCAAGAGGGAAAACTCGAACAACGTAACATTACACAACGCGGAAGTTTAACGGAAATTAACGTCAATTCTGCATTCACTTCTGTGACAGAAGATAGTACGTGGATTATCGCAAATAGTGACATTGAGCCTGAATTGTATCGCGTTGTTGCGGTGGTGGAGGGTGAAAACGGCACTTATACCATTAGTGCGGTAAATTACAATCCGTCCAAGTTTGCGTATATCGAAAATGGCGAAAATCTTGTTGAGTACGACACAACGAACAATACGCTAGAAACAGGTGTGAAAAACGTTGTCATTACAGATGAGATTTATCGCGGTCGCGGTGGCAGTATTCAAACAAAAATCGTCGTGAGTTACGAACCAGCAACCTCGCTTACTTCACGTTATCAAGTCGAATACCGAGCCGGTAATGAAAACTGGCAACAGTTAGAACCGACAACGCTAACGTCTGTTGATATTCCGAACGTCAAAGACGGTGTGCAGTATCAAATCAGAATACGCACAAGTAACGTATTGGGGCTGTGGTCGAATGATAACGACATAGAAACGTATGAGCCGATCGGTAAGTTACGGCCACCGCACGATGTCACTAATCTACGACATAAGGCAATCGCGCAAGAAGGTGCATTTCTAACGTGGGATATTTCGCCTGATATCGATCTTGAGTATTACGAAATCAGAAAGGGCGATACTTACGAAAATTCACGGCTTGTTGCAAAGATTAAAGCGAACGAGTTCAATCTTGGCTTTATTCAAGCTGGCAGTCACAAGTATTGGCTAAGTGCGGTCGATTCATCAGAAGTGAGATCTGAAACGCCAACAGAAATTCAATTCACTATTTCAAGCGGTGAAGTTATCAATCTAAACGCCGAAATTGTCGGTGATGAAGTATTGATGACGTGGAATGAAACGCAAAACAATTCATTTTCGACAGAGCTTTACGAAGTGAAGAAAGATGATGAAGTGCTAGCGTTAGTGAAAAGTACGTCGTTTAAGTTCAAAGCAGACTTTAGCGGTGATAAGACGTTCACAGTAACAGCAATCGATCTCGGTGGTAATCGCAGTACATCAGCGCAAGCACAATTAATCATTCATCAACCGACACCGGTAAACATCTCCCAACAGGTTATTGATAACTATGTCATGTTACGGTGGCAAAGTGCGAAAGCAACATTGCCGATCGTCTATTACGAGTTGAAAAAGGCGACACGTTCGACAATGCAGAGTTTATTACAAACATTGACGGATTGGCGTTCCCACAATTCGAAACCGTTGGAGGATTGTACAAATACTGGATCGTCGGTGTAGATAGTGCAGGCAATCGTGGAGAGCCACAATTTACACTTTCCAACGTTGCACAGCCACCGGATTACATTCTGAAATACGACTACAACACAGAATATGACGGAGTAAAAAACGGATCGGATAAGATCGACGGCAAGTTGTATCTTCCGATCAAAGCTGAGACATGGGTGCAACACTATCAATCTAATAATTTCACTACACCGCAATCGCAAGTTAATGCCGGATTCCCGCTTTATCTCCAGCCGACCGCGACAATTGGTTATTATGAAGAAGAGATGGACTACGGCACAGTATTAACGTCGTCCAAAATCACACTTACACCGAAAGTGGTGAGTAGCGGGAATTATGATATTAGCTACTACATCGCAGTAAAACAGAATGAAAGCGATAACTGGCGTGAACACAATCAAGCTTCTGTGTATGAAACAAATTTTAGATATTTGAAGTTCAGAATTACGGTGAGCAATGCACAAAAACCAGTAATTATTGAACAATTAAATCTGAAACTGGATCAAAAGCAGAAAACCGATGGTGGCACAGTTTACGCAAACGCAAACGATGTAAACGGAACAAGAGTAGATTTTTCAGTATCGTTTATTGATGCATCAATCCCTGTTCTTACACCGCAATCTAAGCAAGCACGCTTTGCAACATCTGATTTTAACGACGAACCAAATCCGACAGGTTTTTATGTTTTCTTGTTCGATAAAAACGGAAACCGTGTAAGCGGTGATGTGGGCTGGGTTGTGAAAGGGGTATAAAAAGGAGCAAACAATGGCAGATTTTAACAAGCCGACAGTTGACAGTAATTACACGCAATTCCCGAATGAAATTAGAGCCGCCATTAGTGCGGCTTTATCATTCCTAGATAGTGGCACACATACAAATATTCCAATGAAAGCGAAACGTTGGAATCCAACAAGCAAGATTTTTGAAGAGTACAACGGTTCGCAATGGTTGCCGATGGCGACTGAGTACAAGTTACCAGTCGATTACAACGTGTTACGTAATAAGCCTGTGCCGTCGTCTGCAACAAATAGTGACAGTGAAACACAATTCGCAAGCTCAAAAGCCGTGAATACCGTGTATGAATTAGCTAGCGGTAAGCAGAGTCCAGCAACAACGCTTGCTGGGTACGGCATTGCGGATTTTGTTGTGAAAGATCTTACAACTGAAGATCTGAACAACGTAACAGTTGTTGGGTTTTACTCACAAAGACTGACATCTAGAGCGACGCTAGATAAAAATTATCCGGTTAACGAAGCTGGATCGTTAGTTGTTAAACCATCGGCTTATGCGTTGATGCAAGAATATACCACCCACTTAAGTAAGAAGATTTACGTGAGAAATAGAACCGCTTTTAGCGGATCGTGGAGTGCGTGGAAACTTGTTACTAGTGACGGTTTACCGGTTGGTTCAGTTGTTTCTTTTCCGAAAAACATCACACCTCCTGGTTTTTTGAGAGCAGACGGCACGACGTTTAACCAAGCAACATATCCGGATCTTTATGCTGTAAACGGGAATAGCAATATATTGCCAAATCTCACTCGATCTGATGTTGGTATGACAGCATATTTCGCTGTTGATCAGATTCCAGAAGGTTGGATTGCGTTTGATAGTATTCAATCGACAGTTACACAAAGCAGTTATCCAGAACTATATACACATCTTGTTGCTAAATACGACTCAATTGCACAAGTGCCACTTGCTGAAGATAGATTTATTCGTAATGCAGGAAGTGGTCTGAATGTTGGTGAAACGCAAGATGATGCGATCAGGAATATAAAAGGACAAATTACTATCGATGACTACGACCGAGATAAAATAACTGGCGCATTTAAAATGGTCGGCAACGGTCACGCTGCCGGCAATTCTGGTGGCGGTACACTTGTTGAATTTAATGCAAGTCTTGTTGTGCCGACAGCCGATGAAAATAGACCTAAATCAATCATTTTAAAGCTGTGTATTAAAGCTAAGAATTCCTTTGATGATGTTGTGTTCTGGATTAAAGCGTTCGGTGAGGTCGCTAATACCGGAACATTAGACGCGGGTACTTTAGCACAAGACTTGCAACAAACGAAAAGTAAAACTCAACAACTCGAAGCATTATTCAATCAAAATAAAACGGAAACAGCGCTAAAAATCCAACAAATAGAGGGAAAACTCACAGAGGTAAACCAAGTTAGTCGTATTGTATGGTCTGGAAACGTAACACAGAACTCTGCAAATGTACTTGAGTTGTCAGAATCTATTCTAAATAAGACGCTTATTTTCTATTTGCAAGTGTCGCAAGGACATTCGTTACAGCAAAACGTTGATACGAATACGATGTCTGTTTTTGTAGATGAGAAGCTTCTTGAAGTAAATGGTAGGAAATACATTCATTTTGTTTTTTATCTTGGTGGCTGGAAAAGCGTTCAAATAGAAATCATTGAAGATAGGAAGATAAAAATTATTGAGGCTTCTAGTATGTATTTGAAACAAATAACCGCGCTCTAAAGGGGGAAACATGAAAGTATATTTTTTAAAGTCAGACTTAAATCAGTATCAGATCTTCCCAGCTCCGCAAAATTTACAGGATTTCATTGAATTTGAAATTGAAGATAGCGTGGATCTTGAGAGTAAACAGCTTATTCTTTGCCAGGGAGAATATATTTTAGTCGATAGACAGCCGTCAGAATTGCACGTTTGGAACTGTGATCAATGGGTTTTAGATGAAGAAAAACAAGCACAACTTCTCGCAATTCAACAAACTGAAATGTGGGAAAAAATCAAGAAAAAACGCTATGAAAACGGATTAGGTGGGGTGTATATCGCTCGAGTCGGTAAGTGGTTTCAAACTGGCGAAGAAGAAAAGACAAAGTATCTTGGCTTAGATAAAGTGATTGATTCACTTGGTGAAATTGACTGGAAGTGCTACGACAATTCATTTATCAAAATGAATCGCACTTTGTTGGATGAGATTTTTCTAGCGATGGTTGTAACTGAAAACGCAGATCATATTAATGCTGAAAAGCATCGCGCGGAAATGCTGAAATCAGCAGATCCACTTAATTATGATTTTTCAACTGGCTGGAGTGCTAACTATGAAAAATAAATATTGGCTGAATGTTGCGATTGCATTAGATCAGTTATTCAATGCGTTAACTTGGGGAAGTCCTGACGAAACGCTATCGTCTAGGGCATATCGCGGAGCGGTACTTGCGAAAAGTCCGAAAAAGAAATGGAAATTCTTCCACGCTGCAATTAATAAGTTATTTTTCTGGCAAAAGGATCATTGCAAGCAAGCGTATCTTTCGGAAGTTGAGAGACGGCAATTGCCGAGAGAGTTTAGTGAAGTCTGA